CTGACCGTTACAGCGAACAATCCAGCGCCAGGCTTTCTCTGCGTACTCGAATTTCACATGGATTGAAACATCTGTTTTGATGTTCCCTTTTGTAATCCAGAGATACTCGTTCAGGTCCACCAGCATGATATCACCGGCAGTTCCGAGAGCACTGCACTGGTCACTCTCAATAACAGGTAAACCCTTCATTGACGGAACGGTCCCGATCATGGATGCGGGCAGATAAATAGGTACTCCGCCGGTACCGACTGCAAAGCTCATCAAGTCGAGCTGCTGGTGTACATCAGGATGTACAAGCCACACGCTGGACGATGTTTTCTTAGCGCGGTTGTACATCTTGACAATGTTTTTCCATTCGATAGTAGCCGCACCCTGGTTACCCTCCTTAGCGACTTCTACAGTTCCGGCGTTGGGTATTATTCCGTAAGGTTTTCCGACGCCGTTGCCACTGACAATTGCGCTTTCCGATTCTCTACTTATCGAAGTAGCGAAAGCGTCGTTGAGCAGCGCAGAAAGAAAAGTAGCGTCCTGATCGAGTTCATCAGTCATGTAAGCCAGGCCCATAAGGCTCTGAAGCTTGAGCTCACGCTCTAAAAATTTGGGTTTTGTAGCTGTTACTGTACCGGCTTCAGCTCGCCAGTAGGCGATCACACCACCATAGACCGAGGCCGCGACACTTGTCTCGTCTACATCTATCCAGGTAGCTCCGTTATACCCCTCACCGATAGGCAGTTTACGAACGCGGGAGAGGATCTGACCCATCTCAACAGCGCTTTTCATTATGGTGCTGGAAAACTGCTTTTCAATAGCAAATCCGCCATCTTCGCCGGCTCCGGAACTGGCTCCGGTTGCGTTTATAACCTTCTGCATCTTGTCAGTTACAGAACCGTGCTGCGCTTTTTTGCAGTCGATCAGGTTCTCGATCAGATTTTCGTAAATCTTCGGCTCCTGTCCGGGCTTCACATGGACGCGAGGCGCAGGCGGATCAGCAGGATCGTCACCGTCGATGAAGGTCTGAGTCTGGCTGAACCTGTCTTCAGCTTCGATCAGAGCTTTGCACTGTTCGATTTCCGTCTGCATGTTATCGAATTCGGTCTGCTCTTCTTCAGTGAAGAAACGGTTTTCTGCTTTTACTTTGTCCAGAAGCTCTTTCTGCTTGTTTCTGGCGTTTTTCAGTCTCTCTTTGGGATTCACAAGAATACCCCCTTCTTAAAAAGTGAAGTTGTGTTTTACGAGATTTTCATAATAGCTGAAATTCGGCTCCGGATCTGGTTCTGGTGTAGGGGCCGGGTCCGGCTGTTTGTTTTCAGGTTTTTTCTGATGAACAGGAAATCTATCTTTCGGAAAATCTTTGTAGTTACCGATGTCGATTACAACGCCGTTTACAATCAGATTATCGCCGTCGATGCTGGCGTTTACCTCTTTATCTGAGTTACTGAAAGCATCTGCAAAACCGAGTTTCACAGCTTGTTCAGCATTCATGAACCCACCCTCGCGAAGAATAAGTTTTATCTGATCCTCACTTAAGCCGGTTTTACTTTTATACGCTTCTACTATAGGCTGCTCTACTTGATCAAGCATTTCTGCAAGCTCAAGAAAGTCGTCCGCATTAGCAATAAAACACCCGGCGAGTAAAGGTTTATGTACTAAAGTCATGGCTGTTTTCGGCATTATGATTTTATCAGCCGCCATACTGATCACACTGGCAATCGATGCGACCATACCGTCATTGTAAACAGTGACGTTTGCAGTATGCCGTTTCAGCATATGGTAAATAGCCATACCTGCGAATACATTTCCACCGCCTGAATTCATATAGATATCAAGGTTTTTCGCATTAGAAAATTTAGCGAGTTCGTCCCTGAAATCAATCGGGGTTACATCCGGATCGGCCGGGTCCCATTTTTCATCTACGATATAACCATAGATGTAAATTTCCGCTTTTTCGCCGTTATCAACATTTTTAAACCTGAACCAAGACTCCCCTTGAGGGTTTGCTTTTGTGGCTCCAGCGGCTATATTCATGGCTTTAAACCATTTACTTCTATTCATTTTATCCTCGCTTGTTCGATTAGCCGATGCACTTCATCGACAATAGCTTTAGTCTGGTCGTCTACTACTGTGCCTGCCTCGATCATATTCATAGGCTGCAGATAAATATCGCCGTTAGGTATCGGATTCATGTTTAACATACGCCGGATATCGTTTACAGAAAGCCAACCCCACTGTCTGCCGATAGCGAAAGCTTCGGCCATGCTCTTAGTATCGCCGCGAAGAAGTACAGACATATTCGCTTCGAAATAATAACCCGCTTCGCGCTGCTGTTTAGTTAACAGCTGTGTATTGATACAATCTTCCCACCGTTTACACCATGGAAGCATTGTGTACATTAAAAACTCTAACGACTGGTGCTCGATGTTATTATTTGTTGCGCGGTCGAGGTTCTGAACCAGGTGCAGAGGCACCCGGTAAATACGACAGACGTCTTCAATCTGAAACTTTTTACTGGAAAGTAGTTCTGCATCGGCCAGTTTCATTGTAAACGGACTAAACTCCATACCGTCTTCAAGAATGAGAGGTACGCCCGCATTTCTGAGACCTCCCCAGTTCTCTTTTAACTCTTCTTTCAGCCGTTTGAAAGCTTCATCTCCAAGAAAACTCGGGTGCTTGAACATCCCGGAAGGTAAAGCCCCGTTCTTGAAGAATTTAACCCCAAAGTTTTCATATGTAAGGCCGAGGCGGATTGCTTGAGAAGCGTATTCAATCGGGCTCATACCTACGACGCCGTTAAGGGACGGCCCCGGCAAGTGAAAAACTTCTTTTCGTATAAATTTTTTATCTTCTCTACCGTCGATTTTATAAAAAAGATTCTCAGTTTCTCTATCTCTACCTATCTCGACGCGCTGCCACTCAAAAGGATATAAAGATTTAATATCCCCTCCGCGGTTCTTTTTTATTTTTGCTACCAGATTCCCACCGAGGTTTATTTGATACATCCCCATTTCTTTGAAATGAAAAGCACTCATTTCGTCATTAGCGACGTTATGAAGGATATCATACAGGCCGGTATCGTTTGTTTTTTCGCGGTCCCCGTCTTTCTTTTTGCGATATTCCATGAGCGGAAGCGTCGCGAAAGTTTCAGCCAGTACCCGACAGCATGAGAAAACAGCGGTGAATTTAAGAGCATTATTTCCGGAAGCGTTTATATCCCCTGTACTTGTATCGATGTCATTACCCGCCAGAAAATCGCGGATAATTTGATCAAAGGATATTTGATTTACAAATTTATTACGGATAGTATTCGCAAAAAGGCCCATTTCAACCCTGCTTCCTTCCTGGTGAGAATATCCAGAAAAGCAAAGCACCACCGACTATATAGCCTAAAGGGTTATATATCTCATAAAAGCCATAAGTGAAGCTGGAAAGACTCGCTATTAAAAGTAAATCGTGAAGGGCAGACTTGAGGAATGCAAAAATTTTTGAGCTCATACCCTAAACATAACCACATTTAGGATACTTGTAAACAAGAAAATATTGACAGTTACGACTAAATACGACAGGCTCCGACTAAATCCGACTTCTTACCAATCAGATAAAAGCGACCTCATTCCGCGCTTGTCGTAGATAGATGCGGTCTGTTCATTAGCCATAGCACGCACGAAAGCGTTAATAGTAGCTGCTACAGGATCGATTCTCTGTTTCGCTTTGCTTTTATCAAGCATGATATTTTCTGAGGGTCCGGACCTGGTGATTGCATTACTCATAGCCCAGGTTAAAACGGGGTTATTCGCATGGATGATTTTTCTATTGTATGTTTTTGTGCGCAGGGTTTTTGTTGCGAGGGAGAGCCCGGTATAACTCTGGGCTATTTCAATAGGTGTATAACCTCTCTCCTGCAATTCATGTGTTAACCAAGTAGCCAGAGCTTTATCATAGCAGATCTCGCCTTTACGCCACTTATTAACCCTGTATTTCTCATCTAACCACTCTAAAATTGCGTGGTAATCAACTTCCGCACCCTCTGTAGCTGTAATCCACCCTTGTGAAACCCATAAATCATACGGTACTTTGTCAGTTTTTCGCTTCTTTTCGATCGTTTCTTCAGGTATCCAGGAGTGTGAAGTTATATAATACTGGCCGTCTGGCAGGTTAAAAACAAAACTGCACGAGGTCAAGTCGAGCACTGAGGACAAATCTAAACCGGCAAACGGGGTTAAACCGTAGACATCCAGAAGCTTTTTAGCATCGGGCTCAC